CGCGCTCGTCAGTCCGCGATCGATCCCGTAGTCATAGAACCCCTTTGCATTGAGGATGTGATTCCCAAGCAGCTTGGTGAATTCGGGATCGGTCCGTTTCACTCTGCCGCCTCCTGCATGATCTCCTGAATATCTACCGCCCAACGAATGCGCTGTATGATCGTCGGGCCTCGATGGGCTTTGTCCCACACGAACCACGCATAAGCTGTCGTCGTCGTGGTGACGCGTTTGCCGCGCCAGCCCTCGCGGTGCATCGGCGGCAGACGATTGGCGAAGACGTAGATTCGTGACAGCTTTTCGAGAATATCGGCGCGGGTAGTGCCTTCGATGAAATTCAGGCGCAGCAGCATTGCGACATAGCGGACATCGAGCGCGAGCGCGTGGCGAACAAACTGCGCAGCAAGCTTGTAGGGCGGATTTGTAACGATGGCCTCAACGTCTCTCGGCTTTCGCGTCGTCCGTAGAAAATCTTTGCCGTGCTCGACGAGATCGCTCGCGACGGCCTTGAAGCGATAATCCCTCAAAACGCGGACGATGTTGCCGGTGCCGCAGCACGGTTCCCATACGGGAGACGGGATGTAGGCACACTGAATCAGCGCCTCGATCGCCTCTGGCGGCGTCATGTAGCGATCGTGCTTGCGCGCTTTGTTGCTTGATCGGGCGTTGCCCATGCTGACGGTGCGGGCCCGCGACATGACGCACCACGCCGGCTAGTGCGGCAGCGTATCGAGCGCACTCCCTCGGCGACCGCCTCGTTTCGGCTTGGCACTTTCGACTGCGGCGGCACCGAGCGGCGTATCGGCGAACTCTCCCAGCGCCTCGACCATCTCGGCGTGAGCGTCAGCGTCCTCGCTCTCCAGCTCGGCAATGCGCGCGAGCTGCTTGCGGTCGTTGCGATGACCTTTCAGGAGGACGCGGAACGCCTTCATGTTGACGCCAGCCTCGCGGGCCTCGGTCAGGACCTCGCGAATACTTTCATGCGGCGACTTGCACTCGTTCATGTAGGTCCCGCGTAAAGACGCGAGAACGTCGTCCTGCTGGTCAATGCGATCGAGGTAGCCTTTCAGCTCGCTGTTGTCTGGCATTGCAGGAACTCCCTGGCGCACGGGGGTTTTGGGGAGCCCGATTGTAGCCAACGTGCAATATGAGCCAATGCCGCGCGATGGAACTTTGCCGCTCACGCACTCGTGAACCGGTGTCTAAGGCAAGACAGAATAATGACAATCGTGCTAAAAACGGTGGCAGAAAAAAATATAGTGCCATTCCGGCAGTACTATCCATAAAAAACTCCCTATCGTGTGTATTAGTTGGCATTCACGGGAATACACCGGAACCGGACGGAAATAACGGTCAAATAAAAAAATGAAAAATCCCAAATCGCACCTTGTGATAGTGAGCGGAGCGCCCCTGTGCTCACAGCGACTAGGCACTCTATTACCACGCGAACCGATTGGCTCGCACTGCGCCGTGACTATCTGACGGCGAGCGTCGTCGGCTGCCTGTTCGATCTTTATCCCTATAAAACACTTGCTGCGATATGGGCCGAAAAGACCGGCGTCTATGTTCCGCCGGAAGGCGAAGACTCGCAGCTCCTGGAGCGCGGGCGCGAACTTGAGGACGTGGTCGCCAGACTGTTTTCGAAACGCCATCCCGATTGGCAAGTCACCAAGGCCGACGAATTTCTCGCCAGCGATATCCGGCTCGGCGCGTCGCCGGACTTCTACATAACCGATGATAAGGGCCGCGCCGGCATCTTGCAGACGAAAGTCGTCGGCTCATTTCAATATCGCCGCAACTGGCTCGACGGGCTGCCGCCTCAATGGATCATCCTTCAGTGCCTGACCGAGAGCATGCTTGCCGACGCCCGGTTCGGCATCGTCGGCGCGCTGGAAATCGGCGACTTCAAGTTCGACTTCCATGAGCACCGTATCCCGCGGCATCCCGGCGCCGAGCGCCGCATCATCGAGGCAACGGTTGCGTTCTGGATGGCGGTCGATAGCGGCCAGATGCCGAAGCCCGACTATCGTCGCGACAAGGCGCTGATCGGCGCGCTCTATCCGCGCGAGAAGGCGGGCAAGGTTCTCGACTGGCGATCTGATAACGAAATGCCGGTGCTGCTTTCCCGGCACGAACAGCTTGCCGCCGAAATCAAGGCCCGCGAAGACGAGCTGGAGATTATCGAGGCGCGCGTCAAGGAGCGCATGCAGGACGCCGAGCGCGCGCTCGTCGATGGTTTTGCAATCACGTACAAACAAATAAAGCGCAAGGCATATACCGTCAAAGAAGCCCATTACAGACAATTGCGAATTAATGCGAAAGCGGAGGAGGGGAAGTCCCAAGCCGCTGCCGAGCAAGGCAGCAAAGAGAAGGAAACCTCATGAGCAACATTGTTGAACGCGAGCGCGAGCTGACGGAATATGAGGCGCCACCCATCGAACGGCCGCAGCCGTCTAATCTGGCAACAACAGGTTTCGCGCCGCCAGCCGAGCGGCCCTTTGGCGCCCAGCCGGTCGCCGTTCGCCGCGATGAAAGCGATCTGCTTAAGAAGCTGAAAGTTCTGGCGCAGGCAGCTGGCGACGACTGGTTCTACCGTTTTCCAGTCAAGAAAAAAGTCAAGAACGAAAAGACCGGCCGGGACGAATACGTGACGGCGTTCATTGAAGGGCCGTCGATCAAATGTGCCAACAACGTCGCGCGCCTCTATGGCAATTGCGATGTCGACTCGCGCGTCTTCGATTTCGGCGACAGCTATATGTTCTATGGCCGGTTCTCTGATCTGGAAACCGGCTATTCCCTGACGCGGCCGTACCGCCAGCGCAAGAGCCAGAGCACCATGCGGACCAAGGACCCGCAGCGCGCCGAAGACATCGTTTTCCAGATCGGCGCGTCCAAGGCGATCCGGAACGTCATCTGTAACGCTCTGGAGTTCTTCACTAGTTATGCGGCGGATGAAGCGAAGACCTCGATCATCGAAACGGTGGGCAAGCGGCTCGATTACTATCGCGACAAGGTCGTCAAGCGGCTTGCTGAGATGCGAATCGATGTGAAGGCTGTCGAGTCCCTTCGCGGCCGACCCTTCCGGCAGTGGCTCGCGCCCGACATCGCCATGACGATCGCCGAGCTGCAATCGATTCAGGACGGCATGGCCACCGCCGAGGAAACCTACTTCGGCGAGGCGCCGGTCGAGGCTGAGCCTGAAAGGGCCGCCGAAGAGAAGCCGACCGACGTGGCGGCGACGCTCGACGACTTCGCTGCGCAGCAGCAGAAAGACAAATGAAAATTAGGGAAACGTCCAGCGGGGTTGGATGAAAGAGCACGATTATGATGATGACGAAAGAGACGAACGACGCCACGCGGTCTGGCGCCGAGGAGGAAATATGGATTTCTGCTGACGAAGCGCGCTCAATGCTTAAGGTCGGCGAATGGAAATTCAGGGAGATTTGCAACAGCGGGAAATTGCCCGTCCATCGAGTCGGCTATCGGACATTGCGCTTTTTGCGCAGTGACGTACTCGACTACATGAGGGGGCGGTCTGCGCCGAAACGCAATCGCGGCTGAATCAAATGACTAGTCCCTATCCGCTGCAGTGGCCGCAAGGCTTCCGGCGTACGACGACGCGCGAGCGCGGCGCATTCCGGACCAGCTTCGACACCGCGCTGGCGAATGTCCGCCGGTCGCTGATGCTGTTTGCTCAAGACAGCGGACGCAAGATCGTCGACCCGATCCTGTCGTCCAACATGAATCCGCTCGGCGGCGAAGAAGTCAAAGACCCGGGCGTCGCCGTCTGGTTTGTTTGGGACAACATTCAGGTCTGCATCGCCGTCGATCGCTATGCGACGCCGGCCTCGAACCTCCAGGCCGTCCATCATATTCTGGAGGCGCGGCGCACCGAGCTGCGGCACGGCACCTTGCAGCTCGTCCGCGCGACGTTGCAGGGCCTAAGTTTCCTGCCGGCGCCGAAGGGCAAGCACTGGCGCGATATTCTCGGCATCGGGTTAGACGCGCAGATTACCAAAGAGGCAATCGAAACGGCCTTCAAGGCGCGTCTCAAGGAGAACGCGCATCCCGACACCGGCGGCGATACAGAAGCCATGTCGGCGCTGAACGTCGCGCGAAAGACGGCGCTCCAGGAAATCGGCGCAATAGGTTGACGCGACATGATGCCATTTCATCCACTCGCCGATTGCTTCCCGCTGATCGAAGGCGCTGCCTTTGATCTGTTTGTCGCCGATATCAAAAGCAACGGTCTTAAAGAAGCAGTAGTGGTTCTCGATGGTCAGATACTTGATGGCCGCAACCGCGCCCGCGCCTGCGAGCGATTAGGAATTGATCTGATCAACGTTCAATATGATCCGGCCAACGGTGATCCGCTCGCCTACGTGATTTCGAAAAACCTCCACCGCCGCCATCTCAATGAGAGCCAACGGGCGATGGTAGCCGCGCGAATTGCCAAGCTGAAAGTGGGCAATCCGACTTTCGGCAGAACCTCTATTGCGTCAAATGAGTCAATTGGGCAACACACGGAAATCTCACAGGAAAAAGCGGCCACAATGCTCAATGTGAGCCGTCCGACGGTGACGCGTGCGGCGCAGATTCTTAAGCTTGGAAGTCCCGCACAAATCGCAGACGTCGACGTCGGGAAGGCAAGGGTATCCACAATGCACAATAAAGTTAGAGGAATCACAAGACAGCGGCCAACACGCGCGCAACGCTATCGGCTCGACAAGGCCAAGATTGCGAAAGAGCGTGTGGATCAGAGGAACGTGGAGCGCGCAGCCATCTGGGGCAAGGTCCGCGGAATTTTCGAAAATATGAACCTCGCCGGCCGACCGCGCGATGCCGCACGCATAGTTTGTCAGGTTGGTCGCGCGTTCATGGCCGTCGATAAACACCTACCCGCAGCAATAACATGGCTTGAGGAGTTTGCAGATGAATGGAACACCATCACAGCTGCCAAAATTAATTCGGGGACCGCACGCGGAGATCATGCCAATGACTCCCGACATGGCGAGGTCGCTGCTAAGCAGAAACCTCTCTAACCGCCGCATTCGCGACACTCATGTGAACCGCATAACGCGCCTGATTGCTGGCGATCGATGGCGGTTTAACGGCGACACCATCAAGCTTGACTTTGATGGCAATCTTCAGGACGGCCAGCATCGACTGCTTGCGATCACGAAGGCTGGTCGAACCTGCCTTGTCGTTGTCGTCTCGGGCGTAGAGCGTTCTGCATTCGGTACGATCGACACTATGCGGTTGCCCCGCAGCTACGGCGATGCCGCCTCACTGCGATTGCGGCCCGATCATGCGACGGCGGTTAAATATCCGGAAACCATCGGCACCGCGTTGTCCTGGTTGTGCCGTTACGATCGAGGCGTCATCCCGCATATGTCGCATCCGGAAAGCAGAATCGAAAACGACGAAATCGAGCGCAAGCTTGATGCAGAACCGGGCATCATTAATGCTGTGATGCTTTGCCAGAAAGTGAGAACAATTGCCCCGGTGTCGCTGATTGCTTTTTTCTATCATCTGTTGACGCGCGACGCTGGCGACACTTCGTTGGCAAGCGAGCTTTTGCGGATTTTGGATACCGGCGACGCCCCGGTAGATCATCCCTTTGTCAGACTGCGCCATTATTTTCTCGCGCCGGTTCGCAAGAGACGAAGCCCGGTAAATACGATCGCACTCATGATCAAGGCCGCGAATGCCGCAAAAAAAGGACACAGCGTCGGAATTCTCGGTTGGCACAATTCCGGTCTGAGACCTGAAAAGTTCCCAGTATTGTTTGGGGAGGACTGAAACTATGAACATGCAACGCTTCACCGAAGACAATGCCCGCAAAATTGGACATGGGCGCGGATGGCGGCTCACCTGTCGCGAGTGCGGAGACAATTGGGCTGTCATGATCAACGGCAAGGCAGTCCCGTCGCCCAAGGAAGTCTTTAATTCGTTTCGCAATGAAGGCTGGTTTATCGGCCACAATGAATCCACTGATCTCTGTAGTGACTGCGGGAAGCATGACAAGCCATTGGAGACCGATCATCTTGTTGAACAAATCTGGAGATACTGCGCCTCGCCGCCATCGGATGACGAAATCGCGTCCGTCAGTGTTGCAATGATCGGTGCGCTTGAACTTTCCATTTTGCGATTTGCTAACTTCGATAAAGTGATCCGCGAACAGCTCTGCGCCGAAATGCTTGAGCTGATCGAAAAAACCAGATTGGCTTTTTTATTCTCCGGAGCGCCAGTGCCAAAAGGCGAGTTGCAGCGCTGGATCGAGTCGCTGGAAGCGCAATCATGACCCATCATTTTATTCTCGCCCTGCAAAAGGAAACAAAGGGCGCTCTCGTTTATCGCGAGGTCGATAAAACGGGGCAGCAACCTACGAGTCTTGGCGCCGTATACGTACGTAAAACGACGCTTCCAAACAAACCGCGTTCGATAAGCATCACGCTTGAGGAGCACGAAAAGTGAAACGATGGCCCCTCGTTCGACACGTGCGATGGCTCGTCCTGACGATCGCAGTGAGACGCCACTACAATCATTGGCGCCAGCTCGGCTATCTGCCGGTCAACGCGCAAAGCGACTACGAAGTCCTGGACCGCATATGGAGGGGCGACGCGTGATCAATCGCGCAATTTCTCTCCGGTCCCGAGTCGATAGGCATACTCGGGGGTGCGCTTCACGCGTTTCAGCAAGCGCAGAAGTATCGCGGTCTGTTGAGGGATGGCGCTTTCGCCAGATGCGAATCGCCGGACCGTACGTTCCTCGACGCCGAGGAACTTTGCCATCAGGGATTGCGTCAAACCCCAGTCATTACCCAATTTCTTGAATTCGTCGCTTAGCATGAGGGAACCCAGCGGGTAGGGGAAAAAGCCAATGACCAAGCAGCAAATTATCGATTTACTGGCCGGGGTCAATGAGGACGAGCCCGTCTTTCTTCTACAGGCGGGGGATAAGCTCGCCGTCGATCTCGTCGAGCTGTGGGCGATTCGCGCCAGGAAGCTGCAATATCCCAATGGCAAGATTGCCGACGGGTTCGAAACTGCAACGGAGATGCTGCGATGGCAGAGCCACAATTCTCCTGGCTGACCGCGAGCGAGGTCGGCGAGGTCGCCACCGCGATCGAAGAATCGTTCCGGCGCGAGCAGCGCGTCTCGCAGCCGGCTGCCGAGTTCTGGAATAAGATCGCGCGAGCCGCCCTTGAGCGCGTCGAGATCATCCGCGATCGCGGGACGAAAGCGCAAACCGCATCGCGGCGGAGGGGAGCAAAGAATGGCTAAGCGCACGCGCCCGGTCGAAGGTTTTCGGCGTCGATATGTGTGGCGGCTCTATCTTACGAAAGAGCAGGTCGAAATGCTTCGCGAGCAGGCCGGCATGTGCGCCGATCTGTGGAACGCGTTGCTCGAAATATGCGAGGAACGCTACCGGCGGGCGGTGCAGCGCAACGGCGCATCGGTGAGCTTTCACTGCGCCGCATGCAGCGCGTTGAGCAAGCCCGGCAAGATCAGGCTTTGCGATGATCACAGACACCCGACCGAATTCGACATGGGATATTGGATCACGGCCATGCTTGCCGAGTGCCCCGAGTGGCGCGCAATGTCCACATGGACGCCGCGTCGGGTTGCAACATCGCTAAGCGCAGCATGGGCGGCGTTTTTCCGCCGCGTCAAGGCAGGCGAAAACGCCGGCTACCCGCGCTATAAATCGCGACGGCGCAATCTGTCGATTCCGCACCGCTGCATCAGCGGGTGCCCGATCAAAAAATCAGATCGTCACGAAAGAAGCTGGGTTATGCGGTTCAAAGGCGTCCCAGGGAATGTTTGGGCGCGCGGCAGAGTGCCAGCTGCGGTCAATGAATGGACGGACGCCGACATTCGTCTTGGCGAGCACAACACGATTTCGATCGCGGTGATTATCGACGGCCGTCGCGCCCCAGTTTTTCGGCCCGTGCCGGTGACGGTGCGATTCGATTTGATAGACGGCTTCGCCATCGTCAACAATGAGCGCGTTAACCTGCCTGACCTCGCCAGGGTGAAGTCCCTGGATGATCAGCGCGCCGATATGCAATCACAGTTCGATCGCAAGTGGCCGCGAGGCCGTCGCTATAACGACGAGGAATGGCGCGAGCGCTGCGAATCCAAAACGGAGATTACGAGGCTGGCAGCTCGCATCGCCCGCATCCGCAACAATGCCCTGCACGTGTGGAGCAAGCGCCTCGCCGAGGGTGCAAGCGTGATGACGATCATCAGGCCGCGCGTGAAGGAGAACACCAGAACGCCCCGCGGCGATAAGACAAGCTATGGTGCGGCCGTCAGCATCGTATCGCAGCTCAATCGCAACACGTTATCCTATGCGCCGGCAATGGCCGCTGCCATGCTGGAATACAAGGCAAAGGAATTGGGAATTCGGTGCGAAGTCATCGACGACGACGCGCCGGATATAGCAATCGGCAGCAAGATCGTTGCCGCAGGCAAGGCGCTACGTCGCGCAAGTCGCAAAAGGAGGAGTCCGCATGACAGTTCCGTCCAAATCACGCGTTAATGAAATGGTCCTAACGACACGTCCGGGCATTGAGGAAGAAACTGTACTCTTGAATGAGATGGTCGATCTCGCCCGCAAGGCGGCCGATGGTCAAATCGGAGGCAGCACGAAGCCCAGCGAAAGCAACGTCATTTTAGGCGCCGGTCGCTTGATCGGATCGGTCGTCAAGCAGCACATGGCGAATCGCATCGCGAGAGCACGTCTTGTCGCACAGGAGGCGAAAACCATCGATCAGGACGCTGCCGCCTGATGTCGAGTAAACCCCGGCCCGCCGGGGAAAAAGCGGGAGAGCAAACCGGCAGGCGCGGCCGAGCTGGCGGCAGGTCACAACTACCCGGCCCGCCGGGAGAAAAGCGGGAGGCTTCGCTAAATCTGTCAGCGAAGCGGAGTGCCGTCCCCGGCCCGCCGGGAGAAAAGCGGGAGTGCCGCGCCGTCATCGCCAGTGTGATTGATTCTACCCGGCCCGCCGGGGCAACAGCGGGAGGCAACTTTCGAGCAACTGGATATCATCGCATGCCCCGTCACAACTCCCCGGCCCGCAGGGACGAAAGCGGGAGATCGCCAGCACCGTTCGTGCGAACAGCTGCATTCCCTCGGCCCGCCGGGACGAAAGCGGGAGTGATGTGTCTCATTTTCGGGGACGCCTCAATACCCGGCCCGCCGGGGCAACAGCGGGAGGCCAGCGCGCTTTCGAAGCTGATCAGCGGGAGCCGATCCTCCGATGTCACAACACTCGGCCCGCCGGGGCGAAAAGCGGGAGACTGGGAAAAATGCTCGGCAGTCATGGTCCGTCACAACACCCGGCCCGCCGGGGCAATAGCGGGAGCTGCCGAGCCCCGCTGATTCACCCGGCCCGCCGGGACGAAAGCGGGAGCCGTTGATGGCGGTTACCCGGCCCGCCGGGACGAAAGCGGGAGGAGGAAATTCAACGTCGCGTCTTCGCAGCGTGCCAGCGTCGCAACACCCCGGCCCGCCGGGGCAAAAAGCGGGAGGGCCTACTGATCGAAGTCCTGGCGCAAACCGGAACGCGTCACAATTCCCCGGCCCGCCTGGAGAAAAGCGGGAGCGCAAGGTGAATTGACCGCACCCCGGCCCGCCGGGTTAAAAGCGGGAATGCCCGGACCAGATCAGGCTTTGACCGACCTCCGAGGCGGAAATACCCCCGGCCCGCCGGGAGAACAGCGGGAGCCTGAGAACAGAATTTTCCGGCCCCGCCGGAAGAGTAATAAGCGGGAGGTGTCCACGGTCGCGGGGGTGCGCGGAGATAACCTGTGACAATATTCGTCGGCGAAAAAAGACATAGATTCTACAGCATCGACAGAATCGAGATGATGCGAAGCATGTTCATCGCCGGCTCGCATATCGAGGACGTCGCCGAAGCTCTCAGTACGCCGGAACGGCCGGTGACGAGGGCGGCAGTCTATGCCGCATGCGCCCGCTACGGCGTCAACGAAAAGTATTTGAGCAAGAGACGGCGGCGCCTGAAGCGTCAGGCCGTCAGCCTGCCGCGGTGCTATCCCCGGATCGATGAAATCTTCATTGCCGAAGCGCAGCGCCGCGGCATGCGACTGGCGACGCTCGGCCGTCTCATTATCGAGGCCGTCATCAGAGACAATCTCTTTAGTGCAATCCTTGATCCGTAAACGAAGGGAGATCGAAAAATGAAAATCGTCATGTCATCCGGTCACGGGAAATATATCCGCGGCGCCAGCGGCATCCTCGACGAGGTCGACGAGGCCCGCAGAGTTGTCGAGAGCGTCGCCGCCATGATGCGAGCGGCCGGCTCCGAGGTAACGACCTTCCACGACGACACCAGCCATGATCAATCGACCAATCTTGAAACGATCGTTGATTTTCACAACGCGAGGACGCGCGATCTCGACATCAGCGTCCATTTCAATGCCTATCAGTCTACGGCCAGCCCTATGGGAACCGAGGTCCTGTATGTGACGCAGAGCAGCCTCGCGGCCAAAGTCTCAGGCGCTATAGCCTCGGCGGCGCAGCTGCCGAACCGGGGCGGCAAGAAGCGAACGGACTTGTATTTCCTGAATAATACGGAAATGCCCGCGATCCTGATCGAGACTTGCTTCGTCGATTCGTCGACCGACGCCGATCATTATCACGCGCGCTATGATGACATCTGTCAGGCGATCTCCGACTCGATTGTCGGCGCATCGGAGCAGCCGCCCGTCGAAACCCAGCCGCCGCCCGTCGATGTCGAGGAGGTCGTCGACGTCGTCATTACAGCGCCGGCAGGCGTGCGCGTCGATGTCAGAGTTGTCGATGGTGGAGAGCGGCGCAGCAGATAGCATGCCCTGGAAGCCGGGCGCGTTGAGCGGTCATCCGGACTACGAAATACATGACGAGCTTTATACGCCTGACGGCCGTTGCGTCGCCGTGCTGGAATGCTTCACCTCAAGCCCGGACACCTACTACTGCAACGCGCTGACCCCATCCGGCGATCTCGTCCGGCTCGGTGCCGGCGACAGCCTCGACGGTGCGAAGGACTGGGCTGAGCGCGTCGCAGGGCTGAAACCAGATCGGCCGCGCTAAACGGAAAATCGAAATGAGCGATGACGGCGACAAGCAACAATCATGGTCCGGCAAGGTGCTTGAGGCTAGTTCGATGGTCGTCAAGCAATGCCCGCACTGCGGCACGCTTGTTCTTATTTTAAAAGCGGTGGATGGCACGCCGTTCGCGCAAGGCCACGTCGATCAGGATGACTTGGTCACAATGCTGCACGCGCTGGACAAGTTGATGCCGAAGCATTGAACGGAGACGACACAAAAGTGAGGAAGCGAGCTGTCAACGATCTGCACGTCGGCCCTTTGATCGTTCGTGGCGGCCCACGGATTGGCTTTAGAGTCGTCGAGCCTTTGACCGGGTTCAATGTTGCGCACAGTTTTCCGACTTGCATGCACGCGGCGAACGCAGCCAAAGAAATGAACGAAGTTGCGGATTGGCTGGGCGTGCTCAAGACCATCGCCGACGGCGAGCACCCAAATTGCCAGAGCGAATTGGCCAGGATCGCAGAACGCTATGGCGGACGGCTTGCTTGCAGCAGGTCTTCGGTCAGTCGAATCGCATGCGCTTATGCTGTTGAGAGAGCCGAGGCGGCCAAATAAAAAAAGCCACCGGGGGCGAACCCGGTGGCGTTTCTTCCTTCCCGCTCGGATCAGGAGCGCGACTGATAGTCGAACCACAGCGCTGCAAGGACGCGCATGAACGCGTAGATCAGGGCCGGGATGGCGAGCCCGATCGCGGCGCCGGCAATCATCAGCAGGGTGTTCGAAGCATTGCCGGCGAACGCGTAGACGTTCATTGCGGCCATGCCGGCGAGGGTGCCGATGATGGTGCAGTTCGCGAGCGTCCCGATCTGGCGGCGCACATGCTCGGTCGCGATCAGCATGGCAAGCTTTGTCAGGACAAAGCCGATCTCAATGGCGGTTGCCATCGACCACGCTTCCCACGTCGAGCACCCGGTGACGAGCTGGACGCCGTGCACACTGTGCGAGAGCGACAGCCCGATGATCGATAGGGTGACGGCGCCGATGCCGGTGGCGATCATTGCCTGCCGGCGCAGAGAGCGAACAGCGCGCTTTCCCTTGCGGACGCGAGCTGCGGCCTTCTTTGAATTGCGCGACTGCGGTAGACGGACTACGTTCAGGTTAGTCATTTTGCGAACCCTTTCTTCGCTTGATGATTAGACCCGCGTCGAGTGCGACAACACTTGGTGCGGGTCGCTTAAGTTTCAGGGCATGCAGACCCAGGCGCTGGTTCCGCAGGCAACTGCTGCATAAACGTCGCCGGCAAGGATGCAGACGATGGCGCTGACGAAGCAGAAGATGGAAGCACTTACGAAAATCTTGTTCATCTCTTTGGTCTCCTTTGCTCAACTTGATAATACTTAAATAGCGCAAGTATTGGTGGTGTCAAGGAAGAAATAGCGCCCCACTAGACTTTTTTTTTACTTTTTTTACTTAAGACACTGTTTTGTGATTACTTGCGCTTTAGCAAGTAAACCAGTCGATCGCGCTTGATATGGCGGACATTATGTCCTATATTCACATCATCGAAAAAGGAGACCAGAAGATGACCTTACAAGAAATCCGAGACGCCGGTTGGACCGCTCTGACGCTTCGCCTCGTTGTCGCCTCAGAGACCGAAAGCCAGTTGATCAAAGCGGAGCTGAAGCGTCGCGAAGACATCGGCCGGATCAGCTTCAAGTCGGCCGGCGCACGCCGCGCTCGTTGAAAACGCCAGCCTGGGACACACTCTAATGACCACCGAGTTTTGCATCATGTCGATGGGCAAGGCTCTCGCCTTCGCCGACTATCTTGAGCAGTCGCGATCAGGGGAGGGCTTCGCGACCGCGAAAGACGCGCATGCCGAACTTGTCGCCCGCGGTTTCGAGCTGACCGATCTTCCAATCGCGCTCCGCTACGTCCACGGCAATCAAAGAGCGACCATCGTGAAACGCGTCGACGGCAAGTTCGCGCTTGCCTTCGGCCTGCTTTGATTGCAGCCCATGTCCTTTGCGGAGGACATGAACGGCGATCAAGCCGGAAAAAGGAGACCAAAGCCGATGTTAAAATTTCTGATCAGCGCGGCTGCGCTTGCGCTTGCGAGCGCGGCGTTTGCGGCAGAGCCTTCCGCCGATATCTCGGCAACTGCCGGCGAAAAGGACTGGCATACGTGCTGCGGTGACATGGCGCATTACATCCCGCCGACGATCATCGTGACGGCGACTCTGTTCAATCACGGATCGCACACGTTCGAAGAATTGACGCTGACGTGCGACATGATCAACAGCGATGGACAGCCCGTGCTGCGCGGCCAGAAGACGTTCCTTCAAACGATCGCGCCGAACATGACCTATACAGCCCGCCTCGCGATTCCGATGCCGTCGCTTTACAAAGAGGAAAACATGGGCCGCGACGGCCAGAGGATGACTTCCTGGAATCTCGTCAAGCCCGACTGCCGCGTCGATGGTGCCGTCATTGATCGGCGCACCGTCCGATGACGCAGTCGATCAACGACGCGTCGCGCGCCCTGCTCGAAACGCTTGCGCGCGATCCTTTCAATGGCCTGTCGGCGGAAGCGCTGGCGCAAGCCGGTCATACGGCCGTAACCATTCGCAGAGCGTGCAAGGCTGGGCTCATTTCTAGTTTCATCAAACGCTACAGCAAGCCCGGGCTCATGGTGACTGCATATCGCATCAGCGCCATGGGGCTGACTCGCGTTCAAGGAGGGAAACGCCGATGACGACAATTTATGCCGTGCTCTACAATTCTGGGGGCGAACTTGACCGCGTTCAGATATCGCACAACGTCGATGATGATTCAGCCGAATTATCGACGGCCATCCATGACGCAATTGTCGATTGGACGCTTGCAGTCGGCGATACAATCAAGATTGAGGAAAGCGAATGAGCAAAAGCAAACGGCGTGCATATGTAAGCAACAAAGAATTAAGCAAACAACTCGCAGAAATAAAGGCTCAGCTTGGCCGGCTGCTCGCCCGTGGCAATGGTCCGGCCTCGTTCTCCCTTCGACAGTTCTGCAATCGACACGGCATTCGTGAACGACATTATTACCAACTCCAGGCCGAAGGTCGCGCACCGCGGACCATGACAATCGGCAATGAAGTGCGCATTTCACGGCAGGCGGAAGCTGATTGGATTTCAGCATGCGAGAACCCCGCGCGGCCGACCACCCACAGCGATAAGATTTTGGAAAATCTAAGTAAGGAAGATAGATGGATTTCACCACTCGAAGCACGAACATTGTTGGGGGTCGGCCGTACTCAATTCAGCAAAATTCGCGAGAGTGGCGCGTTAACCGTACGCAAGATCGGCTATCGCACGCTGCGTTTTTCACTGGCGAATGTGCGTGCTTACATCGACGGCGGTTGATCACGAGAGGGATCGCGCTTTTTCGAAAGCGCCTTCGAGTGCGTGCAGCACAATCATTCGCAAATCGAAAACGCCTCGCATCATGTAGAGATCGCCGTTGTTAGAGCACATTGGCAAGCGCTGCGTCGACAAGCAATGGATCAATCATTTTTTCCCTACTTCCCCGCGAACAAGAGCAGGATCGCAAACAGCACAATGATGACGGCGAGAATGATCAGAATTCGTTGTGCCATTCTCATTCTCTCGTCGGCCGGCGCGTGTCTGGTCAGACGGTCGCGGCATGTTCAATCGTTAGCGGCATTTCGCCGATCAGCGTGAAAAATTTCCCATTCTTCCGAAGGACCGGGACCGTCATCAGGCCGGGATCATCGCGCGGCCGATAAGCAACGACGAGCGACTTGCCGTTGCTGGAGGCGAGCACGACAAGCCCATGGACGGGAGTCGCTCCCTCTCGCGCAATGAGTACGCGGTCGCCGTTTCGGAAATGGTTGGCTGGCTTCATGCGTTCAGCTCATGACCGGGCCTGCGGGTCGCGCCGCGCCTGCCAGATCAGAACCAAGTCCTCGGCGTCGGCCTTCGACATGCCGGCCTTGTGCAGCGCATCGGCAGCGGCGGCGCGGGTTGCGATCTCGCGGGTGAAATATGAAAGCCAGATGGCGGCTGCCACGGGCGCGGGTATCACGGTAATTTTCATTCGGTTGGTCTCCTTTGTCATGCGGTTGTAACACGCACATCGAGCGCCGGGCCAATGATTTTTCCACAGCCTGCCCGTCCCGCTCATTAGCCGCTCGCTGGTGAGCGATCTTCTGGCCGCTGTCTCAGTGCAGGCGAGCTGCCGGCGACGCGCCAGCGGCCAAATGCCGAAGGCTGGCCGAAGCCCGAAGGCATACGCGACCGGCCGAACGAGCGGCCTTGCGCCCAGGGCCTTTCGTTTACGTGACACCAGCATAACACCGCGCCGGCCGCGATTTACGAAGCCTTGTCAAATCAATGACTTAAGGCATGTCTGCTGCCGCCGTAGCGTGCAGCGATAGGGCAAAACAACGCAGGAATGCAAACGAACCATGCCGAATGCGAAGCAGACAACCTGTTGTCGCACCAATATTTTCGCGTATAGTGAGGACACCGGCGGACACGCCATGTCAGCTACCCGAGCGTGACATCTGCGTAACACCGACCGCAAAGGAGACCTCATGATGTCCATCACGAAACCCTCGCTCAAGACAGCGAAAGCCAGGGCGCGACTGCCGGTGCAAGGGCGGCCGCATTACGTCGTCGTCGGCCCGAACGTCTTCCTCGGCTATCGCAGAACGTCGAACGGCCGCGGCTCATGGAGCGTCCGCGTCACTGTGGGCCGAACTTACCGCCTCAAGAAGCTGGCCTTTGCGGACGATCTGGACGCGGCTTCGCCACCGAAAGTCCTGGACTACTGGATGGCCGCCGAAGCGGCTCGCGTCTATGGGCGAACCGAGATTGCGGAGCCCAGAACAATCACCGATGCGATCGAGCGCTACAAGCTCGATCTGGAGCGCCGTGGCGGCGATGCGTACAACGCCCAGCGGGCGCTCTATCACCTGACGCCGGCGCTCGCCGAGAAGCTGGTCGACGGCCTGACCGTGGACGATCTGGCGAAATGGCGCGACAGCTTGACGGCGAAGGGGCTGAAGCCATCGACCGTCAACAGAACTGTCTCGTGCCTGCGCGCCGCCTTGGAGCTGGCCGCTGAAAGCGATCCGCGGATTCGCAACGCCCATGTCTTCAAGACGGGATTGAAGGGCGTCGCCGACGCGCAGGCGGTGCGGAACGTCATCCTCGATGACGACATGGTCCACACCTTCGTTGCCGCGAGCTACGCTAGAAGCCACGCGCTCGGCGTTCTCGCCGATGTCATGGCGGTGACGGGCGCTCGCCCGGGCCAGCTCGCCCGCTTGCAGATCGCCGATCTGAGAGACGGGCAAGCACCGAAACTGATGATGCCTCGATCAGCGAAAGGCGGCAGCGAAAAGCGGGCGGCGAGGAAGCTGGAGAGATATTCGGTGCCGATCACGCGAGCGCTCGCGGCGATGCTGCGCGATGAAGTCTTCGGCCGCAACGATCATGATGCCCCGCTCCTTCGGCAGGCTGACGGCTCGCCCTGGGGCGACAAACCGCACCGCTTCTATCAACGAGATATTATCGCCGTCGTAGCCTCGATTGGCCTCGATCGCAGCACGACGTTGTACGCATTGCGGCACTCGGCGATTGTCAGAATGCTTTTGCGCAACGTTCCGATCAGGCTTGTTGCGGCGTTGCATGATACGAGCGTTCAGCAGATCGAAAAAAATTATTCCCGCTTCATCAGCGAGCACGTCGACGAGATCGCGCGAGCCGCTCTGCTGGAGCCTGCGACGCCGTGTCGCCAGTAAACGAAGGAATACACACGAATGGCATATCAGGCTACGGGTGACGCGGCGCGTTCGATGACACTAATATTCCGCCATGCGCCGAACATCGAAACCGCCTCCCGTTCCACTCGAACCGGATCAGGACCTCACCGAGGAGCAGTTCTGCTTCAAGCACAACATGAGCGCGAGGCATCTGCAACGACTGAAAGAGCAGGGCCGTGGGCCGCGCATGATGCTGGTCGGCAACAAGGCCACTCGCATAACGCCCGAAGCTGATCGCGATTGGGTTAAGGAGCGCGAGGCCGAGCGCGCGGCGCAAGTCGAAGAAAGACTCGCAAAGCGACAAGCAGCCGAATAACACCCGTCGCCTTTCCTTTTGTCGCTTCGTTCCCGGCCATCCATGCCGTTGACAACCCCCCGTTGCCGGGCTTAGTGTCCTAGATTCCGGGCTGTGGGGGCCAGGGAAGAGGGCAGGAAATGCGAACCGAAGTGAGCGCGCAAATTGGCGCGCGGATCAAGGCTCGTCGCGTCGAAATGCGAATGAGCCAACGCGAGCTGGGCGTCCATCTCGGCGTTACGTTTCAGCAAATCCAGAAATACGAAAACGGCAAGGACCGGATTCCCGCGGAAAGGCTGATGCTGGTCGCCGAGGCGCTGCGAACGGACGTGCGTTATTTTTTCGGCATCGACGATCGGCGCACCAAGGGACGAATTTCCGAAGAGCTTTTGAAGGCATTGGGGAAGCTCGGCGCGAGCCAGGAGCTGCTTTCGATCGTCGGCTCCTTCGGCGATACGCTCGACGATGCGGACATGCTCACTCATCTGACGGAATACAACGCCAATGGCAAGGTGATGATCCCTGCCTTCATCGCCGGCCGGCGTCAATGAAGGGCGTCATGATCATATTCCAGCCGACGCGCGGCGACGACGAGCCTCCCGAAGAGGTCATCGAACTGACCGCGCCGCCGCCGCTGGAGGATTTGCAGCAACGTATCGGCGGCTATATCCAGCCGGTCCCGCACCTCAAGACGATCGAAGTCTGCGGCGGGGTTTACCAGTGCGTCGCCTTCTGCAACGAGGAAGGCAAGTTCAAGCAGATGCCTTTCAATCGCCGAGCGACTGAGCTTTGGAGACTCGCCATTGAGCGCGAGACCGAGCACGAAGTCCACATGCGCGACATTCTGGTCGGCCCGCTCGTCGTCATTGTCGGCGACGATGAACTGCTTGGGAATCTCTAGCCGTGAAACCGCGCCAGATCATCGGCGACATGGAAATCATAGGAGAGCCTTCGCCTGACTTTCTGCGGGCGCTCGCAGTGATCTCGCTCGGCCTAGATCGCGAGCTGGCGCGTGACTTCCGCAGCTACAAGACGCATTGCGTCCTTCGCGCCCTGACGGTGCGCGACTTCCTTCGCGGCGTCGGCATTCAGGCTCGCGTCGAGCCCGTCTCGGTCATGATGCGAGCCGAGGACGGCGATGGTCGAATTCTGCACAACCTTACGATCGGTCGTCCCGGCGATCGCGATTTGCCCGGCGCCTGGAATGGTCATCTTGTCGTCGTCGCCGGCCATTGGCTGATCGATCCGACGCTGGCGCCGGTCAAGCGTCCGGCCTGGGCCCATCTGCGGGGGATGCTAGCCAAGCCGCTTGGCGGCGAGCACGGCGACCTTGCGCGGCTCGTCATCTATCGTGACAATTATCTTTTCGGCGCTCTGTGGCGACGCAATCCGAAAAATACCCGCTGGCGCAAGGGTCCTGATGCGCGACCAGAGCGGCGCGCGGGTGCCGTCAGCCGGCTCGTCCTGTGTCATAGAATTACGCCAGAACGCTTTGCTTATACCGTCGCCGAAAAAGCAGGGGAGGCTTTCCGCATCGGCGTCTAGGAGGCCCCATATGAATCAGATCAACGCGAGTATTCGCGATGTCCCATTGCCGGCAGCCATGAGCAGGCTGAAGATTTCAGACAAAGGCTATCCTGTCCCGTGGTTCGCTCTCTGGATGGACGACGAGGGCAAGCCCGCTGAATATGGGCGAGGCGTCCCCGATCTCCGCGTGGTCGATACACGCAAGGTCGCGCTCGCGGTCAAAAATCGGCTGTGCTGGGTTTGCGGCGGCATGCTGGGACGGCACTTGGCCTTCGTCATCGGCCCGATGTGCGGGATTACCCGCGTCTCGTCTGAACCGCCATCGCATCGCGCCTGCGCCGAGTACGCGACGCGCGCCTGCCCGTTTCTCGTCCGGCCCCGCATGGTGCGCAACGACAAGGTGCCGAAGCCGGCCGGGACTTTCGTCGTCGAAGGCCATCACGATCACAACCCCGGAATGGCGCTTATCTGGATGACGCAAAACTTTTCGACATTACGCAAAGGCGGTGACGGGTCATTGTTTCGGCTCGGTCGCGCCGACGAGATCGAATGGTTTCGCGAGGGCAGATCGGCGACGCGCCAGGAAGCCACGCGCGCAATGGACGACGGCATGCTGCTCTTGTTCAAAGAGCACACGAGAGACGACGAGCGCGAACAGCTGCGACGCGGCTATGAACGGCTGATAAGCAAGGTCCCATTGCTATGAGACAATGCGGCGGCTGCACTCTGTGCTGCAAACTGATCGGCATCGACGAGCTGAACAAGGCGCACGGCGAGCGCTGCAAGCATCAGCGCAGCGGCAAGGGTTGCGCGGTCTATCCCCGCCGGCCGATCAGTTGCCGACTGTGGAACTGTCGCTGGCTTGCCGAGGACGATACGGCTGGTCTACGGCGCCCAGATCGCGTTCACTACGTGATCGATGTTATGCCGGACTACGTCACTCAGGAGAGGACGACCGGCGAGCGCGTCGCGATTGAGGTGGTCCAGATTTGGGTAGACAAGGATTTTCCGCTCGCCTACCGCGATCCTGATCTCATGAGATTCATCGAGCGGCGCGCGGCCGAAGGCAGGGCTGCGATCATTCGCTTTGCCGGCACTAACGACGCGATTGTTCTGGCTGCACCCGCGATGTCGGATAACGGGAAATGGAACGAGGTTAAGTCGCAACACGACGCTAATCGCGAGTACGACCTCCTCAATGTCGCCGCGGTGCTTTCTGGAGTCGTGCCGCCATGACAGTCGTAATGCGAGTGTGGCGAGCAGCCGGGATGGCCTCGCCGAGGTCTCTTGACGACAAGGCTGACATGATCGCCGACGTTGTGCGCAGCGGCGGCGCGCTCGGCGAATATATCTGTGACTGCGATGTCGACGCGCTTGGTGGCTTTGGGCTGATCACATTCACGCATGACCGCAATAACGCAAAACGCTTCAAGGATCAGGCCGCAGCTTTCGAATTCTGGCGACGCCAAAGCAGAGTGAAACCGCTTCGACCGGACGGGAAGCCGAATCGCCCGCTGACGGCGTACAACGTAACGTTCGAGGAGCTTCGATGAATCAAGTGAAAAAGACGATTCCGTTCCGCTACGAGATCGGCGGCTATGGCGGCGACTTCTCCAATTGGGAAATGCAAGGCAGCATTTCTGGAGAGCCAGGAGGCTTTTCCGATCTTGTTGTCGCAGCTCTTCGCGACGCGATGGAAAAGCTCGCCGCGAAGGAGTGCAGAGGCCCGCACAGGATCACTCGCCTGCTCATAGAGGAAGCACGATGATGAAGGGGGTTGCGATGACAATTTTCGGAGTTGCTGCGATTGCGCTGGCTGCGGTTTATTTGGGTTGGGGCGTATGGAGTTTTCCGAACAGCGATTCGCTGCTGGTCGCTTCGGGGTTAAATCTGGTTGCGGGGGCGATCTTCATGCACGGGAGCTAACGATGGTTTTCATGAGCAACAGGACGCAAGCGACCTGGACGGGCGTCGCGATGGAAGCGAGCGCGATCAGCATCAAGCGATGCCCACACTGCAAAACGCTGATCGTCGTCTTGGAGGCGCTGGACGGCAAGGTGTTCGCGCAGGCCCACGTCGACAGCGATGCTCTGACCGACATGCTCGAAACTCTCGCCGAGCTGTTGGATCAGCAAGACATGGAAGAGCAAGTGCGCGACGCGCTGTCGCTGTCATGAGCCGCGACGAACTCAAATGGCTCGCGATAGCGGCGACCGCGTTTCTCATTTGGATCGGCACCCTGTTGTTGCTCGTCAAGCACAATGAATTGCCATCTTCGACCTATTCCGCGGTCAGGCCATATCCGCTGTATCCTGCGCCGCGCGGGCAATGAGTCGCTGGTCGTATCACCGCGAGACCGCAGCGAACATCGCGACATGGTCGGCGGCGAAAATTGCCCGAGCCATCGATCGCGGATTGATTGAGCAATGGCCGTTCGAGCTGACGCGCGCCGGCCGGCTGTTCAGATCATGGGAACAACTCAATGACCGAAAAACCGATCATGCGCCGCCTGTGGCGCGACGATCCGGCGACGCCCGAAGGAAAGTATCTGGTCAAGCGCCGTGACGGCAGCATTCCCGAGTGGCCGCACTTCACGCTGGGCGCGGCCGACCCGTGCACGCCCTGGGCGCTGCGGGCCTACGCGATCGCCGCGGTCTTTCATGGTCTGACCTGGGGCTATGCCGGGGCGGTGTGGCGGCTGGCGGCAGAATTTCGCATGTGGCGCGAGGATCACACCACGGGCGATCCTGATCGCGGCCGGCACCGCAAAGACGATCCGGCGATCGTTGCCGAAATGCGAAAGGGCAAATCGACATGAAAGAGACTCCCGAAAATAGGGCCAAGCGAGAGCAGCGCATGATCAGGTGTTATACGGTGCACGGGCTAAGCATGAACGAAGTGGCAAAACGCTTCGGTGTATCGCCGCGCGAAGTCGGCGACCTGCTTCATCGAGCGTGCCCTGATCAGATACGTCCGGTCACCACGCCGAGGGTGTCGCAATGGCGATGAAAGCGCAGCTCAAGTTCCGTAAAGGCTTCAATCCGCTGCTGATCCAGTGGGGGGCGCCCAACCAGCGCCGCACCGAAGTCTGTAGCTATTGCGAAGCCCAAATGGATGACGACGAGGTTCCGCTCATGATGTGGAACTCGGCCGGTTGGTGCGCCGAGTTTTGCGAGAGCTGCCAGAAGAAGTGGCTTACTACATAGCAAGACGGGCGCGACCGGAGCCGCGCCCGCTGGCGAATCGACGGAAAAGGAGACCAAGCCGAAACCGTCGATTAAAGGAAAAGGAAATGCCCGCCGCGGTTATATGACTCGCTCGCGGAGACTGCAAGGGGGACGGACGATTATGAATGAACGACGACAGGTGACGGCGCAAATTGTTCGCCAGGAGCAGCTCGTCCGAGTCATCAAGCCGATCCTCGCGCGCAACCCGCAGGGAGTCCAAGGCACCGCGCTCATGGAGCTGTTGGCGTTGTTTATCGCCGGGCACCATCCTTCGCTGCGCGAAGTCGCATTGAACACGCACATAGAGGTGGTTCGACAGATGGTGCCGATTTGCGAGGCTGAACTTTTCCCGCACGGCAAACCCTGGGATTGAAACGAGAGCGCGGTGCCGGCTTTGTCCGCCAACCGACACCGCGTCCCGGCTCGCAACTCTGCCCGGAAGAGGGGGCTGGGGAGGGCAGAAGTTTGCGCGAGGAAGCTAGCACAAAAAAATTGGCCCGGCAAAGCCGAGCCCAAATCACAGCGGCAAGTTCCGCTTTGCCGTTTCTTATCCGTGACGCTGATGATGATCGCTGCGGCTGTAGCCAAGCAGCCCCACCGAAACGCCGACAAATCCGATATAGAGAAAGTGTCGAACCAGTCGGGCGATAAGTACGTCGTCGATGTCCCCGCCTCGGCCTTCCCTGCTCTCAATACGTTCGCACAGCTCGACGATCTGCTTGCGCGTCAAGGTTACGGGCTCGTCCCTTGTCATGATGCTTTGGTCTCCTTTGCGCCCCCAAAAAAAACGGGGGGGGTCGAGCAGCGTGAACTCAGACCCCCCTAAGTTCGGAGCTTCGCGGAACGACCGGGAGGACAGTCGCTCCCCCGAGGCCCCCTTGGTGCGGACAACTGTGACATTAGGACATAATGTCCCCTCTGTCGAGCACTAAAAACGGCTCTGCGCTATCGCGTTGCGATGCTTAAGGAATCGGGACCGCTGGTCCGGTCGGCGAGATGGTGCCGCTGACTGCCTGACCGGCTACGACGGTCACGTCCAGGACGCAAATCACTTCCGTGACGCCCGCGCCGAGATCGGCGTCGGCGGCTGCGCTGATCTGCGCCGTCCCGAGATTCGTTCCGGGCACGATGGTTGCCCGACTGGTGTCGGTCTCGACCGTCACGTCCGCGATCGTCGTATCCGATGTGGACCATGCGACGGCGCCGTCGACCGCCGCGGGATTGCCCTTTGCATCGAGCCACTGAACCGCAACTTCAACCTGCTTGTCGATCGGCAACGTGTAGGCCATTTTGTCTTTCCCCGTCGTTGATGTGGTTGTGCTGGTGATTCTGATCCCGTCTATTGTCGTTGCGACGACGCAGCTCGGCGCCGCTGGCGTTTCAAATTCGATAGAGCCCGCAAGCTTGACATTGACAAGCATCATCTAGGCCGTTGGAGATCGAGACATTGCTGCATGAGCGCAAGAACGGTCTTGCGTTCCTCGGCATTGTCCGTCGTGACGCGGTGGGCGATGAAGGCGACGAAAAGCAGAAATAGGACATTGATCAGGACGAGCGCCAGCATTACAGGCTGAGCCTTCAGGCTGTCAATTGCATTTGATACAATTTCTTTCATGACGACTCCGATCAGATAAAGCAGCTCGACGAGCATTTCAGCCTGGAGCGCTTCGCTTGAGCCAGTTGAGATTTGGCCGCCCAGACTGCTCCTCGTACCAGCCGCGCCCGGCAGCGACGCTCGCAGCCATGTCCCAAAATTCGTCGTACATCGTGGCGACGCGCGACATGGTAAAATTCATGGCCCAGTCCCGACAGGCTTGCGGCTTGATCAGATCGATATTCCTGACGGCCCACAAATAGTGGTCGAACGTGCGGCAGCGAAAACCGGTGACGCCGTGGATGTTGTTCTCGGCGAAGGCGCCCCAGTCGCTGGTTATCGTCGGCGTACCCGACATGTGAGCCTCGGTGACGACGCCGCAGAACGGCTCCAGATACGTCGATGGCGCCAGCAGGGCGCGGGCGTTGGCGAGCAACCTGCGGCGCTTTTCGATATCGGCTATGCCGACTTGCTCGATGCCGGGATAATCAAACTCCATTCGGCCCGGGCCGGCGATGACGAGCTGGAGAGCGAGCCGCTTCGCGATCTCGGCGGCGACGTGAACGCCCTTGCCTTCCTCGACTCTGCCGAGGCAAAGCAGATAATCGCCCTTCGCTTTCAGATACTCAAAGTCGCCCGGATTAAAATAATTCGGGATGACGACCTCGTACGCGTTCATCGTATTTCCGCGAGCGACGGCAGTCGTGCCCTTGTAGGCGTGCAACATCGCGTAGCTTTCGAACACTTTGAATTGCGCAAAATGCCCCGACGCGTAGCCGATGCCGGGCTCGACGATGATCAGATCGCTATGGGCGTCTGCGACGCGTCTGTGTCCGGCTCCCCACATGCAAAGCAGGAAATCGCCGGGCCGCTTGTAGCGCTCAATTCCTGCGATGGCTGCGGTCGCAAATAATCGGCTTGTCCGGTCGTTGAGATCGAACGAGAGATAGCTTTCGGGCTCGCCCAGGTCGCCCGCCTCCGTGACGCTAACGTGCTGGCACGGGACCGCAGAAGCCTCATTCCCGTAGTGGACGACATGATGTCCCCCATCGACAAGCATGCTGACCAGCTTCAGGACCTTTTGCGTAAAGGCGCAGCACAGCCAGTCCTGATTGGTCGCAGTGTGCGGAATTCCTAAGACGTGAAACCGATAAGTCATTGCCGCAACATCGCCTCCAGCGCGGCGACGCGCGCAACCAGATCGTCGATTTCTTTTGTCAGATCGCGCGGGGGCGGCGACGACTGCGGCAGCGGTTTAGGCTGCCTGTCGGCGTGCGCCTTGAGCAGTCGCGGCAGCGCTGCGATCAATCTGTCGCCGAAGTCCCAAGGAACATCGCCGACGCCAATGATGCTGACTCGATTCGAGAAGATATGCCGTCCCTCGGCCGGGGAATAGAATCGCTCCGTTGCGCCGACCGGCAACGGAGACATGTGCTCGCCGAAGTCTTTCGCGAGATTTTCCGGCAGGTCTTGATAGACCCCATCGGAGCCGCGAACGAATACCCAGCCATCGGGATGATGATGTACTTCGGCAACTGTCGTCATAGGCACACCATTATATTGAGAGACGATCGCGGGTCGAGGATCGCCATCGGGGCGCCTCCTCCGGCGGCATTTATGGCGCTTCTCGTGCCGGCTGGATAAGTATTCTGGCTGACTTGAATAGCGTCGTTAGCATCAAGGGTAAGATAGTTAAACTGAGTGGAATGAGCGTGATTAGCCAGCTCTCCAGAACTTTGAGTGTGCGTCTCCGACCCAGCAGAGCTGCCCAAGTTGCGCGAAGTCAATCCTGCTCCGGCCCCGGCGATGGCGATAGCCCGGCCGAGTGCCTTCGGCAAGATCAATCTGACATTGGCAACCCAGGCCGTTGAGGCGGTGCCCTGCGCCGCTCGCGTCGTCGCTCCGCCGGCCGAGGTCTGTATCGGTACGTCCGCATCGACGCAGACGTTATAGAACAGCGTAAACAGAGCTTGATAAGTCGCACCCGTATGCGTCGCGCCCGAGGTCGTATTGCCGATCGAACTGTCGTCCATCATGAGCCAGCCGGCATCGGGCGTCGTCTTGTAGGTCAACTTTACGTCGCCGGTTGAAAACGGCGTTCCTGCTGGGCCTGTTGCGCCGGTCGCGCCGGCCGGACCCTGAACGCCAGGAGGGCCGGTCAATCCTGTAGCGCCAGCTGGACCGCCGATGCCAGTTGCGCCGATCGGGCCAGTGGCCCCGGCTGGGCCGGTTGCCCCGACGGACCCGTTTGTTCCCGCCGTGCCGGTTATGCCCTGAATTCCCGACGCGCCGACCGGCCCGGTGGAACCCGTTGCGCCGGAAGCACCGATAGGCCCCGTCGCGCCAGTCAGTCCGGTAGCGCCGACAGGTCCGGTAGAGCCAACCCCCGGACCTGTCGCGCCCGTTGGACCGATCGGCCCAGTAGCGCCGGGCGGTCCTGTGGAACCTGTGTATCCGGTCGCACCGACTGGCCCTGTTGGACCCGTAGCACCAACCGGACCCGTCGCACCCTGCGGTCCAGTCGGTCCCTGCTGAGGCACACTGATATTGACAGTCTGGACTCCAGGCGTCAGCACAATGCGAGGCGTACCAGGATCAAAGGTCTCCAATCTGTCCGTCATCGTGTTGTGCCCTCAACAACGTTTGCCGTTCCCTCGAACAAGCGCTCCTGATAGCCGTCTGGTCTGAGCCTCACGAGATCGGTCACGTATGATCCGGGGTAAAGCCGGGACAACTTCGCTTCGCGATCGAGGACGATGGTGAAGGCGCCCCCCATCGAATCAGTAATGATGATGCCGTTGCCCGGTCTGCTGTCGACCCAAAGCAAAGCCTCGTTGTCACTGTCGTGCTCTCTGATTTCCATTTTTAATTCGCTGCCGGTGATGTCGATCGCCGGTCCAGGCGTGCCGTCAGGGTTCGGCGTCGAATAGAGGAACGAAACGATCCAATCATCGTTTTTCGCGATATTGACGATCGCAGAATAATACGCGGGGCCAGCCATCGGGAAAGCTCACTTGCTGATCAGCCAAGCACTGAATCGCGTATAGTTGTCCGGGGATGTAAAGTTGGTAATCCCAGCCTGTTGATAGACATTCCCTGTAACCACATCGCCGACGTTTAATTGAAGATGACTCGTCGCGCTCAACGCGTTGCCAGTTCCGGAAACGATCATTCCGCTCGACTCGATCGCGGCGCCCTGTCCGTTGACGAAGACCGACATTGACGCATAGTTGCAATCCCTGCTGATCTGTATCAGGTGAACAGAGGCATAAATGGCCCATATACCGTCTTCCCCAGCTCCGATCACAAGTCTGCTGCCGTCAAATGTAGACGTTTGAAGATTATTCTTTTGAACATTCGGGTAACTCACCGTAGTGCCGCCCGGAACGCTCGATGGAACAGTCGTTGCGGCAAATCCCTGCTGACTTGCAATAAGACCACGAAGTTTGGGCGCGGGAGGCTGAAGCACTTGGCTGCGGCACAGCCCGATAATCTGATAATAGGTGTTGTGATTTTCCAGCAGAATCGTTTCGAGCGCGAGAAGGTCGCCGCCCTGGAGCGGCTGGCCGTCGTCGCGATAGATTGGAAGAGCCGCGAGCGCGTTGACCTGGATCGTCACAGTGCCCGTGTTCGAATTCTTGACCTTCACTGAAATGAATTGGCCTTCAGTGATCGATGTGATCGCTGGGGAATAGGGCGCAACGATCTGGTTGGCAGTCAAGCTGGTGTCGGCGCAATACGGAATTTGAACCGTAAAGGTATTGGACGTTGTCGCTGGAGCACCGACAGGATTCTGAAGCTGGAATACCGAGCCGGTGTCGGCCAGATTAGCGATCATGCCGGCCGTCACATCGTTGGCGTGGAGGTCCGAGCCGTCGGTTCGTTTGACCGCCCTCGGTCCCAGCCCATTGACATTGATGACCGTCGCGCCGGTATTCGTATTCGCGATCACCACTCGCAATGGCAAGCCGGCATGATACTGCTCCAGCGGCGGGGTCAGATTGCACAGGATCGTGTTGGCGGTGACGCTGGTGTCGGTTGTGAAGTTGAGAAACTGTCTTCGTATGCTTTTAAGCAATTGTTGCAAATCGCCATCGTCTGGAATGAGATCGGAATTTTGAATGACGTTGACGAGTTCTCGTTGCGGCTGTTCGAACGCTGCCGCTGGCGGAATCGAGCCCTGAATGCCAGCTGCCGGATTGCCGTTGATGTAGCCGGCATTCGGATCAGAGATTCCATATGGTTGCTGATAACGCATCGTCTCTCGCCTCCTTAAGGAGTGCCGGCCATCGGATCGTCGGGACCCGTCAGACCGGAGTAATCAAATACGATTTGCGTGTGCGCCGGCTTCCAGCGGTTGAGCAGGCATTCAAGATCGGCGTCGATGCCGATTTCCAGATGATGATCGACGCCAGCCTCGCCGCCACCGCCGCCGCATCGGAACCACCGCAACCCCTTCGACGCGACGTGAACCGTCCAGTAAAACCGCATCTCAGGCGGCCCGATGTACCAGCGATAATCGCCGATCAGCGGATTCGGATTGAGCGGTGGCGTTCGCGTATCCCCAGCGTTGCTGACGCCAGCCATGAATGGCGCGTATTCTGAAATCGTAATTGTGTAGCCAAGCATCCTCATGGCTACATCGTTGATAAAGAAATCTCGCGACTGCCCGCCAAGCAAAGTCATCTTGAAGACGAGCATTCTTTGTCGCGCGCTAATCGTCGGCGTCGATTGGAAGCACGGATCAGGCAGGCCGAAGTTTCGCTCCCAGTCCGGCAGGAGTTCTACCGTTTTGCGCGGATCGCTTTCCTGCTCAAGCAGATCGCCGGCCCTGGCGTCGCAGGTGCCCCAATAGTTGGCGAGCCCGTAGACGCTGCGGACGAGAGTCGAATCGACATCGCGCGGCCAAGCAGCGCCCTGCGGCAGTAGACCGAGCATCGCCTGGGCATAATCCGAACCCGATCGGCGGACGTGTCGATCCTTGTCAGGCAGCGGGACTGTCGTGGGCATATTGGATGTCTCCGAGTACAGCCATATGACCATTGTCCGGCATTACAGTTTCGTCCTGCGGATTGTTGCCCAAGGCATAACTTACGACTCCCACGGCGTTAATGATCGCTTCATCGCTCCATGCCCGATACCAGATTTGACCCGGCTGGGCTCTTTGCGTGAACATCGTCTTGAGGCTTTCCGTAATATTCGCCCGCGTCGATGCGTCGTCGCTGTTGAGATTGACGATCAGCAGATTGATCGGAAACGGAATCGGCGCAGCCACAAAGAAATCCTTCACAGCGACCGGACGCACCTGATCGAGATAAGCCTGGACGTTCGCGACATCGGTCGGCGTCGGGAAGCCGTCGTAATCGGCACGCAGGTCGTCCATCATGAAGCG